GACCCGCCGGCGGCGGGATCGTATGTGACATTTCCGGCGCTGCCGATACTCGGTTGGTCGGTCAAGCTTGCGCCGAAGTTCGCGACTGGCACGGCGCTGCATGCGTCAGGCCGGGAACTGCGCGCTGCAAGATACGCAAGCCCGCTATGGGCGATCGAGCTGAATTACGATCTGTTGCGCATGGCCGCGCCCGACGGCGAGCGGCAAACGATCCTGGGCTTTTTCGAAGACTGCCAAGGTGAAAATGCGTCGTTTTATTTCGAGCCGCCGGGGCTGTCGCCTGCATCCGCGCAAACGCTCGGCACCGGCGACGCTACGACCACGACATTTGCTTTCACTGTGACGATGGGCGGCGGGGCGATCGCGCCTGCCAACATCGGCACGCCGCCGAATATCTATCTCGACGGCGTGCCGCAATCCGGTGGCTACACGGTGGCGGCGAACCCGCTGGCGCCGACCGTGACCTTCGCCACCGCGCCAGCATCGGGTGTTGCCGTGAGCGCCGACTTTCACTGGTACTTTCTGTGCCGCTTCGACGATGACAGCGCCGACGTCGAGGAGTTCCTGGCGCAGTTTTACGCGCTGCAATCGCTGCGGCTCCGAACAGTTCGATGGTGATGAAGTCTCTCCTCGCCGGAGAGGCGAGGAGAACGCCGTATGACCACCCCGCCGTCGCTGCCGAGTCTCGCCGGACTGTCGTGGTCGCGGCACAAGAAGCCGGGCTTTTCTACGCGCGTCGCCTCGCACGTCTCCGGTCGTGAAGTGCGCGTCGCCTTGATGAGTTATCCGCTGTACGAGTTCGAAGCTGTCTATAACGGGCTCGCCTCGTCGGCGACGCCAAGTTTCACCGGACTCGGCGCCGCGAGCCTGCAAAGCCTGATGGGCTTTTTTCTGCAGCTGCAGGGCCAGTTCGGAACCTTCCTCTACACGGATCCTGACGACACCACCGTCACCGGGCAGGCCTTCGCAACCGGCGACGGCACGACGACGGCGTTCACGATCGAGCGCTCGCTGGGTGGATTCCTCGAACCGGTCGGTTGGGTGACGACGTTGTCGAAGGTCTATTTGAACGGCGTGCCGCAAGCGAGCGGCTACATGCTGACCGCGCCGAACATACTGACCTTCACGTCGGCGCCGGGCTCCGGCGTCATCGTCTCGGCCGACTTTGCGTATGCGTTCAACTGCCGGTTCCTCGACGACCAGATGGACTTCGAGGAATTCATGTCGAACCTCTGGAAGCTCGACAGCATGAAATTCCGCAGCGTGAAGCCATGAAGCCGGCGTCCACAGCTCTCATCACCTATCTCAACGACGCGCGCGCCAATCCGGATGTGCCGCTGTTGATGACGGACACGTTTACGTTCACGCTCGCATCCGGCCTGGTTCTCTGTTACACCAACGCCGACGTGACGTTCACGTACAGCGGCAACACTTATCTGGGCAATTCCATCCTGGTCGATGGCCTCAAATACAAGGCCGCGATCGGACTCGAAGTCGACCAGCAGCAGATCACGATTGCGGCGCGGGCGACCGATACCATCACGGCTGGTGCGCCGTTCCTGCAAGCGTTGCACGACGGCGCGTTCGACTTTTGCCAGATCCTGCGGCAGCGCGTTTTCTTCTCCGACAAGATCGGCGGCACGGCGATCGGCGCGGTCACCCTGTTCAAGGGCCGGCTCGGCGTCATTGACGAAGTCGGGCGGACCAGCGCCAAGCTTAATACCAACTCGGACCTGGTGCTGCTCGACATCGACATGCCGCGCAACGCCTATCAGCCGACGTGCCTGCACACGCTCTACGACTCTGGCTGTACGCTGATCAAAAATGCCTTCGGCACCAGCGGTACAGCCGGCTCCGGATCGACCGCCTCGACGATCAATTGGTCGGGAGCATCGCTGAATTTTCAGCAAGGGTCGATCACGTTTACGTCCGGCGTCAACGCCGGGGTGACGGCGACGGTGGGCTCGGCTGTCGCCGGCACGTCGCTCACGCTGCTTTATCCGCTCGAAAGCGTGCCGGCGGTGGGCGATGGCTTCACCGTTTATTTCGGCTGCGACCACACGCCGGGCACGTGCCAAAGCAAGTTCAACAATCTGGGGAATTTCCGCGGTTTCCCCTACGTGCCGCCGCCGCAGATGGCGATCTGAGGGGAAGACAATGGAGGAGCCGGTGGCGCGCATCTTCGACGAGGCAAGCCAGCGCGCGGCCGTGGTCGCCGAAGCGCGCAAGTGGATTGGCACGCCGTATCACAATTGTGCGGACGTGCGCGGCGCCGGCGTCGATTGCGGCATGCTGATCGTCCGGGTGTTCGTCGACACTGGGCTGTGTGAGGCGTTCGATCCTCGGCCTTATCCCTTCGACTGGCATCTGCACCGCAGTGAGGAACGCTATCTCGGCTTCATCTTCGACCGCACCACGGAGGTGACCGGGCCGCGGCCCGGCGACGTTGTGGTGTTCCGCGTCGGCCGCTGCTACGCGCACGGCGGCATCGTGAGCGCCGCCACACCGCTGACGATTGTGCACGCATACTTTCCAGCACGGCGCGTGATCGAAGACGTTGTCGGCCGCGACAGCGCACTGTCAGAGCCGGCGCGGCAGCCCCGCTTCTTTAGCCTTTGGGCAAGAAAGCCATGAGCGGCGCTCTTAAATCTCTGTTCGGCGGCAATCAGACGACCACAACGCCGGATTATACCGGGTTGCAGATCCAGACCGCGGTCAACACGCTGCCGATCCCGATCGTTTGGGGGATGTCGAAGCTCGCGGCTAATATCATCTGGTACAATGATTTCAGCACGAACTACGGCAGCAGCGGCGGCAAGGGCTCGCTGTTCAGCAGCGGATCGAGCGAAACCACCTATGCGGCCTCGGTCATCCTCGCCCTGTGTGAGGGCCCGATTACCGATATCAGCAGCATCTACAAAGGCCAGTCGATCTACTCGCTCGCGGGCCTGGGCCTCTTACTGTTCACCGGCACGGACCCGCAAAGTCCGTGGAGCTACGTTACTACCAATTATCCGTCGCAGGCACTCGGCTACGAGGCCACCTGCTATGTGGCAGCGGCGAACTATGCGCTCGGCGACAATGCCACGCTCGACAACCACAATTTCGAAATCCAGGGGCTGCGGTACGGCAGCGGCTATGGGCAGACGACGGCCGCAACTTATATTGCCGACGTCTACTCCAACATCGCCACCGGCTTCTACAACGGGGTCGCGCCAACGACCGCCTATTTCGATGCCGACCCGGCGCTCTGCATCAACGATTTTCTGGCCAATGCGCAGTTCGGCGTCGGGTTGCCCGGCGCCTCGATCGACGCCACGACGTTGTACACGCAAGGCGGCAGCAACGACGCGTCCTATCAGACTTATTGCCGCGCGCTCGGGTTGGCGCTGTCGCCGTGCCTGACCGATCAGGAACAAGCGTCGTCGATCCTTCAACGATGGCTGCAATTGACCAACACCGCGGCGGTCTGGTCGGGTGGCCTGTTGAGGTTCATTCCCTATGGGGACACCCCGATAACCGGCAATGGCGTGACGTTCACGCCCAATGCGACCCCGATTTACAATCTGGACGACGACGATTTCAAGGTCGAGAACAACGAAGATCCGCTGCAAGTTTCGCGTACCGATCCATTCGAAGCCTATAACGTCTGGCGGCTGGAGTGCGCGGACCGCAACAACGCCTACAATCTGACGACGATCGAATCGCGCGATCAAAATGCGATTGAGCTGGTCGAACAGGCGACCGGCTCGAATGGCATGCGCATTGCCCCGACCGTGACGGCGCATGAAATCTGCGACATCGGCGTCGCGGCCATCTCCGGCCAGCTCATGTTGCAGCGCGCCGTCTACATTCGCAACACCTACAAGTTTCGCCTGTCCTGGGAATATTGCCTGCTCGATCCGATGGATCTCGTCACCGTCACCGATGCAATTCTCGGGCTGAGCAACGCCGCGATCCGCATCATCGAAATCGAAGAGGATGAGAACGGCTTTCTCAGCGTGACCGCCGAGGAATTTCAGTTGGGCATCGCCACCGCCACTCTTTACCCGACACAAGGCGTGACCAACAATCCGATCTCGCGTGCGACGCCGGCCGATCCTGTCAACGCGCCGATTGTCTTTGAGCCGCCATCGTCGCTCGTTGGCGCTACGCCTCAGGTGGGGATCGCGGTGTCCGGCGGCTCCGGGGGCGTTGCCGACCCGAACTGGGGCGGCTGCAATGTCTGGGCCTCGCTCGACGGCACCTCGTACAGTCAGATCGGCGCGATCGGCCAGCCGGCGCGGATGGGCACGATCACCGCGACGCTACCACTGTTTACCGGCACCAACCCCGACACGGCCGACACGCTGGCGGTGAATTTGGCCGAAAGCGCCGGCGTGCTGTCGAGCGGCAGTGCGGCCGATGCCGCGCTCGGCAACACGCTCTGCATCGTCGATTCAGAGCTCATTTCTTACGAGACCGCGACGCTCACGTCGCCGAACCATTATTCACTGACGACGCTCTACCGCGGACTCTACAACTCGGAGATTGCCGCGCACTCTTCCGGGGCGCCATTCGCACGGCTCGATAATGCGATCTTCGAATACGATCTGCCGCCGCAATATATCGGCCAAACGCTTCATCTGAAATTCCAGTCGTTCAACGTCTTCGGCGGCGGCGTCGAGGCCTTGTCGTCGTGCGCGACCTACACCTACACGCCCACCGGCGGCGGCCTGGACCATCCGATTGCCGAAGCGATGTTGACCGCAAGTGCGCTCGACTTCGGTTCGGTGGCGGCCGCGCCCGGCGTCGAGGACGACTTCGGACGCGCTCTCATTCTGGCCATCGAGTTCGACGCCGACCTCGGCGCCGTATAGGACGCACAGCACATGACCACAGCCGTTCAAGTCCAATTCCGGCGCGGTACCCAGTCGCAGATGGCGTCCTTCACCGGCGCTGCCGGCGAGACGAACGTTGACACCACCAACAATCGCATCGTGGTGCAGGACGGCATCACAGCCGGCGGCTGGCCGGCGGCGCGGCTGTCCGAGATCGGCGGCGGCTTTCTCAACAAATTCCGCAACGGAACGATGGATGTGTGGCAGCGCGGCACCTCCGCGCTGACCGCGACGACATCGGGGGCTCACACGGCCGACGGGTGGATCGTGTTGCCGACTGGCGCGAGCGTTACCGCGGCGCAAGCGGGCGGGCGGCTCGTTACCAAGAATAGCTTGCAGGTGACGGGTGCCTCCTCCGTTACCGATCTGATTATCAAGCAGCGGATCGAGAGCCTGATGGCAGCCGCGTTCTGCAGCCAGACAGTGACGGTGCAGGCGCAGATCTACAACGGCAGCGGCGGCTCGATGACGCCGAAGCTGACGGTGAACCGCCCGAGCGCGCAGGACAATTACGGGAGCGTGACCGCGGACTTGAACGCGGTCAGCCTGCAGGCCTGCCCGGCGAGCGCCTGGACGCTGGTGTCGTACACATTCGCGGCAAACGCGGCGTCCTACAACGGGCTCGAGATAGGCTTCGACTTCGGCAACAATTTCGGCGCCAACACCAAGACGGTGCAGATCGCGGAGTGCGATATCCGGGTCACGCCCGGCTTGGCCGCCGGCGTGCCAATCAGTGCCGCACCGCCGCCGCCGGAGCTGCGGCCGGTCGGCATTGAGACGTCGCTGTGCCAGCGATATTACTGGCGTAACCTCACTGGACTCTCCTTCGGTTCGTATTCTTTTGGCGCATGCTCTTCCACGACCTCGGCATCATTTTTTATTCAGTACCCGGAACTGATGCGGGCCGTGCCGACCATCAATCAGTCAAACACGGCTGTAACTTTTAACTTCGGTGCGGCGAATGCCGCCACAAGTCTGGGCGCTGTCCAGGCGGGTCCAATGACCGCGTTCGTTCCGGTCAATGTTGCATCCGGATTGACCGCAAATACGCTGGCTAACTGGATCAACAATAATAACACGGCCGGCTACGTCGAAGCGACCGCCGAACTCTGAGCGGCTGACGAATCTACGATCGAGGTCGCCATGCGAGCAGTTCTCGCCGCGGTGATGCT